TCGCCCTAAAAAAATTGCTTGACATTCCAATCCACTTGAGTTAAGATACATACATGCTTAATACACAAATTTCAAAATCCACTCTAGCAAAATTACTTGCTACAGAGAATATTTCGGTAGAGTATCGCAAGGTGCAAACTGCATCATTCGATATCGTGAATCGCCGTCTTACTCTTCCCATTATGAATGACACCACACCTGAAATGACAGACCTTTTGGTTGGGCATGAAGTGGGTCACGCATTAGACACACCACAATCATACGTTGAATCGGCTAAGGCCGGCGGTTCTGCATTTTCTACATTCTTGAATGTGATTGAAGATGCACGTATTGAACGTAGGATGAAAGACAGATATCCAGGTTTGCGTAAACCAATGGCTATTGCTTATCGTCAATTTACTGAACGTGATTTCTTTGGCATCAAAGGTCAAGATGTAAATGAATTTATGTTGATTGATAGAATCAATTTGCATTTTAAACTTGGTGCTATTGCAGGCATTAAATTCAATGCTGAAGAAATGTTATACGTCAACGAAGTTGAAAAAGCAGATTCGTTTGAGCAAGTGAAAGATATCACCGAACGTTTGTATGAATTTTGCAAAGCAGAGTTAGAACAAAAACGTCAAGAGGCTAAAGAAGAATTTCAAAAACGCAAAGAGAATGGCGAATTTGATGATGAAGAGTTTGATACTGAAGATGGCTTTGGTGATGATACTGAAGACTATGATGACGTAGATCCAAACAGTTCTGGCTCCAATGACGGTGAAGATGATGACGATTATGAATCGGAAGACCGCTTTGACAATGGGTATTCTAACGAACCCACGTTTGAAAATACTATGCCTAATGAGTTAAAGGTGTATGGTGATGAAGTTAAATCTGTAACAGATGAAAAATTTCAACAAGCATTGAAAGGTCTTGCAGAAACAAAAGAAATTTATGTTGGCAAGATTGCAAGTCAAAAGAAAATTGATTTGAAAAATTATATTGTTCCTTTTAAAGAATTGAAGTTCTTTGAAGATAACTTTTACGATGATCCTGAGTTGGAAGTGCATGAGCGTTATGATGCTACTCTATTGACTAAATTTGAATCCAAAAATAAGAATGCTATTGCATATCTTATAAAAGAATTTGAAATGAAAAAGAAAGCGGCTGAGTTGCGCCGTGTAACAGTCTCCGATACTGGTACACTTGACACTAACAAATTGCATACTTATAAATTCAATGACGATATCTTCCGTAAGATTGGTGCCGTTGCTGATGGTAAGAATCATGGTATTGTAATGTTCATTGATTGGTCTGGTTCAATGGCTGACAATATGTCTGGTACGATTGAACAGTTAATTACAATGTCAACGTTCTGCCGCAAAGTGAATATTCCGTTTGATGTTTATGCTTTCAGTACTCAGTATCCAAAGAAACTAAAAGATATGTCAGTTGATTCTCCTGTAGATATTGAAGAAAATCAATTGCAAATTGACTATTTTTCTTTGTTGAACATTTTGTCCAGCAGTATGAAAAACCAAACATATCGTAAATTTGCAAATGATTTATTGCAAGTGGCTGAGGCATATCAACCTTATGTACAGCACCGCAGAAATTACAAGTCTAGTTATATTCGTAATGATATGGGTCTTGGTGGCACTCCGTTGAATGCGACAATTCAAGTAGCATCTAATGTTGTGAATGATTTCCGTAAACGTACTCGGTCTGAAATTGTGAATGTTATCTTTTTGACTGATGGCGAAGACAGTAGCACATTGTGGACTACATCCGCCGATCATCGTGGTTCTAGAATCGGACCTTCTGACTATCGTTCAGTATCTTATATTGAAGATGAAGATTCTGCAAAAACTTATCGTGTAAGTGACAAAGGTGTGACGCCAACGTTATTGCAAATTCTAAAAGATCGTACTGGTTGCAATTTGATTGGATTCTACATCCTGCCAAAAAGCAAACGTTATTTTCAAAATGCAATGTCACGTTTCAACATGATAATGACAGATGATGGATACAAGCAATTCCGTAACGAAAAGTTTTTCTCTGTCAACGGATATGGATACTCTGAGTACTTCTTAATCCCTGGTGGTAATGATTTGACTACCGATGATGATTCGTTAGATGATATTCTTGGTGATACCAAAGATGTTTCTGCACGTAAGTTAAAAGGCGCATTCTTAAAGATGAACCAAAACCGTTTGACTAATCGTGTTCTTCTCTCTAAGGTAATCAAGGAAATTGCTTGATGTTGTATAAAAACAACAGTCAAAGTAACCCTTGACTTACCATAAATATTCTGTTATACTACTAGTATTGAAATTGATTTTTAACTGAAAGGCAAATTATATTATGATTACGCAAAGTGAAAAAGTTGCATTTGTTACCGAAGCCGCAAAACGTTTTGGTGAAGTTGTAACCCGCCAGCAATTGGTGACACTTTCTGAAGAAACTGGCACCAAACGCCAGTTCTGGCTTGAAGCCGATCAGTACCGAGTTGGACGTGGCAAGTATCAATTGCCTCTCCAAGAATTTAATGTTAACATGGCTGGTCTTGCACTAGTCAAATCCAATCCAGTTTCTTCCATGCCAATCTCTGAACCCATTATGGCTCCTGTTGCAAAAGCGGTAGCAAAAATGTCTTCCGTTGCACGTATGCAAGAAGGCGCAATTATTCCCAAAGTGAATTCATTATATGTTCCTTTTGGATTCTTTGACAACATGAAACGTATTGTTGCATCAAAGAAATTTTATCCAGTATTCGTTTCTGGTCTCTCTGGCAACGGCAAGACTTTCATGGTTGAACAAGCATGTGCCCAATTAAAAGTTGAATGTCTCCGTGTAAATATTTCACCTGAGACTGATGAAGATGATTTGATTGGTGGCTTTCGTTTGATTGACGGAGAGACAAAGTGGTTTGATGGTCCAGTTGTTCAAGCAATGAAGTCTGGTGCCGTTTTGATTCTTGATGAAATTGATCGTGGTTCAAATAAACTAATGTGCTTGCAAGGTGTACTTGAAGGCAAAGGTTTGTTCGTTAAGAAAACTGGTGAATTTGTTGAACCAATTACAGGTTTCAATATTATCGCTACTGCAAACACCAAAGGTAAAGGTGATGAGACTGGTCGCTACATGGCCGCTACAATTCTTGATGATGCGTTCCTTGAGCGTTTCCCAATTACAGTTGAACAGGAATATCCTGATACTAAAGTTGAAACTAAGATTTTGACTAAGTTGTTTGCAAGCCTTGGCATCAATGACAAAGCATTTGCAGAAAATCTTGTGAAGTGGGCTGATATCATTCGTAAAACTTTCGAAGAAGGTGCTATTGATGAATTAATTTCCACTCGCCGTTTGTCTCACATTGCCGAAGCATACACTATCTTCAATGATAAGATGGAAGCAATCAAGTATTGCATCAACCGTTTCGATGGTGAAACAAAGACTGCATTCCTTGACTTGTACAGCAAGATTGATGCCGGTATTGACCCTACTGCGGAAGTGAAGTCCGAAACAAATACGGACGAAGTTCCTTTCTAATCTCCTTGGCAGTAATGCCTTTGAGGCTACGTGAAGTAGCCTCTTTTTTTATACATATATAACACATGCAGACTTTTAATAATATGGAGAAATTATGCAACTTGAATTGAATCTAGAGCAACTACGTGACAAGAAAATTTTTATTGCGACACCAATGTATGGTGGACAATGCCATGGCGCATACACTAAGTCTATTGCAGACTTTATGACAATGTGTACCAAGTATGGCGTTGATGCAAAATTGTTTTTCATCTTTAATGAATCACTAATTACCCGAGCAAGAAACTATTGTGCAGATGAGTTTCTCCGAAGTGGATATGACTATCTTGTTTTTATTGATAGCGACATTCACTTTGAACCACAAGACGTTCTTGTAATGGCACACTTTGCAATCAACAATCCTGAGATGGAAGTTGTTTGTGGTCCATATCCAAAGAAAGCAATTTCTTGGGAGAAGATTAAACTTGCAGTTGATAAAGGTTTTGCAGATGTAGATCCAAATTCACTTGAAGAATTTGTTGGTGACTACGTTTTCAATCCAGCCGATGGCATTACACAATTCCGTGTAGATGAACCGGTTGAAGTAAAAGAAGGCGGTACAGGTTTCATGCTTGTAACGAAAAGCGCATTTGCAAAATTCGATAAAGCAAATCCAGAAAGATCATATAAGCCAGATCACGTTCGTACTGCAAATTTTGATGGTAGTCGTGAAATCATGGCATACTTTGATTGCGTTATTGATCCAGTATCTAGACGTTATCTATCAGAAGATTATATGTTCTGTCAATACGCACGTAGTGCAGGTGCAAAGGTTTGGTTGCTACCATGGATTAGACTGAAACACGCTGGTAGTTATATCTTTGGTGGTTCATTGCAAGCACTTGCATCAATTGGTGCATCTCCAACCGCAGATAAAACAGTAACGAAACGATGACAGACTATCGTTATAGTGAAGATCGGATTTTAGAAGAGTTAAAATCCTATGTTGATTCTACTTACGGGCAACATTATTCCCGTAACAAGTTCCAAGCAACAGAATTCATCATTGATGGTGGGCATGGTGAAGGATTCTGTATTGGCAATGTGCTAAAATATGCACAAAGGTATGGCAAGAAAGACGGACGTAATCGTAAAGACTTGCTAAAAATTTTACATTATGCTATAATCATGTTACACGTTCATGATCTAAATGAGGAAATACAAAATGAAACTAAGCGAAACAACAATCAACCTGTTAAAGAACTTCTCAACTATCAATCAGGGAATTCAAATTAAACCTGGTCAGGTAATTCGAACAATCTCTAAACAACAAAACGTTCTTGGTAAAGCAAGCGTTTCAGAAACTTTTGATTCTGAATTCGTTATCTATGACTTGAACCGTTTTCTCTCTTTGATCTCTTCTTTGTCTGATCCAGAGATTACAATCAATGCAGAAAATAAAAATCTTACAGTTAAATCTGGTACATCTAAAACAACATATGGTTTGTCCGATGAATCTATGATCGTTGCACCGCCAACTAAAGAGTTAAAAGTCGAAGATGCTGAAGTGAATTTTTCTCTGTCAAAAGACAATTTTAATCAAGTATTGAAGTTGTCAGGTATTCTTGGCTTGCCAAACATTGCAGTTGTTGGTGATGGTACTGATATCTCTATCTCAGCACTTGATGTTAAGAATGATGAATCAGATAACTTCTCAATTAAAGTTGGCGACACCACATCAAACTTCAAGTTTATTTTCAATACAGAGAATTTAAAGATGATCCCTGGCACATACAATGTTGCAATTTCATCCAAAGGCATTTCACATTTTGTAAATGCAAGTGATCCAGTTGAGTATTGGGTTGCTACTGAGTCTGGTTCTAAGTACGAAGGTTAATATTATGAGTAATGTGATTGTTCCGTCCTCTCCAGAGGATCGTAAAAAGATTCTGGATGCACTTATTGAAATTTCAAACTCACTCACCCGCATTGAAGCGGAACGTGATTTGATTAAAGACATTCTCACTAGTGTAGAAGATAAATTTGAGTTGCCTAAAAAGTACACTCGGAAACTTTCAAAGATTTATCACAAACAAAACTTCACCGAAGTACAAGAGGAACAAGATACACTTGAAACTCTTTATGAGACTGTTGCCAAGTAACAGTCAGTTTGCATTCTAACATCGTTTATGTTAGAATATATTTTTATGTTATGGTGAGGTGAATTATGCTACAAGATTTCTTGTGGGTCGAGAAGTATCGACCAAAAACTGTTGAAGATACTATTCTTCCAGCAGACTTAAAAGCGACATTTCAACAATTCGTTGATCAAAAGAATGTTCCTAATCTAATTCTTGCAGGCGGTCCTGGCGTTGGTAAAACTACTATCGCTAAGGCATTGCTTGAAGAACTTGGATGTACTTATATCGTTATTAACGGATCAATGAATGGCAACATCGATACCTTACGCAATGAAATTAAAAACTTTGCGTCAACTGTTTCATTTACTGGTGGAAGAAAATATGTCATACTTGATGAGGCTGATTACCTTAATCCTCAATCTACTCAACCCGCATTACGGAACTTCATGGAAGAGTTTTCTGCTAATTGTGGTTTTATCCTTACTTGCAATTTTCTCAATCGTATCATTGCCCCACTCCACAGCAGATGTTCCGTTATACAATTTAAAATAAGTAACGCAGACAAACCAAAACTTGCCGCTCGTTTTTTGAAACGTGTGACTGGCATTCTCGAAACAGAAAAGATTGAATTCGAATTGGCGGCTGTTGCTGGCTTGATCATGAAATTCTTTCCTGATTGGAGGCGTGTTCTCAATGAACTTCAACGCTACTCTGCTACAGGTAAAATTGATGCAGGACTTTTGTCTAGTGTATCTGAAGACAACATCAAAACTCTCATTACTAAATTGAAAGATAAAGACTTTGCAGGAATGCGTAAGTGGGTATCTGAGAACTTAGATAATGAACCATCAGTTATGTTCCGTAGAATCTTTGATGGTTGCAATGACTATCTTGCACCCAATTCAGTACCACAAATGGTTTTGTTTCTAGCAGACTATCAATACAAATCCGCATTTGTTGTAGATCAAGAAATCAACTTTGTTGCGTTTCTAACCGAAGTGATGGCTAGTTGTGAATTCAAATGAGCAATGGCACGTTACATGAATTCTTAGGCATACCTCTTCAACAAAAATTGAAGAGGTGTATTTACTGTAAAGAAGAAAAATCAACAACTGAATTCGCACCACATTATCAAAAGTGGGATAATTTAGATACACGTTGCACACCATGTATAAAGGTGCGTAAAAATCAGATTGAAGAAATACGAAAATCTGCACCACCTGTTCCATTGGTTTGTGATTGTTGTGGATTACCACCCAACTTAGGAAGCAATGCTGATTTAAGTCGAAGACAATATGGCTTGAATTTAGACCACGATCCTGTTAATATAAAGTTTAGAGGCTGGCTTTGTGGTCCATGCAATCGTGCCATTGGTGCATTGGGTGATACACTTGAAGGCCTTATGAAAGCAGTTGAATACTTAAAGAGAACTACATCATGAGTCCGCCAATTATGAATTCAAGTGATATTGCAAAATCTTTGAGAGAAGACATTTCATGGACTGCAATGAATGTTTTGGTTAATTCAATTGGAACTTCATTGAATAGTCGAAAGATGAGATTTCATAAAAGTGATTTGTTTGAAAAAGCGATAGAGAAATTTAGTGCAGGCAAATTACAATATCTCGATGATGTAGGTAGAGACTTCTTCTATCCAAAATATAATATACATGTTGAAATGAAATATGTATCACATGGACTTCACACAAAAACTGGAAATAAAAAAGAAAAGATTAGTGAAATAATTTTACTCAACAGTAGAAGCACAAATAAACATTTGACTTTGCCGTTAACTTATTCTGAATTTATTATGATAGTTGACGAACAATCTTCTGCCGTGATTGATAAAAACATTTTAAATAATTACATTCAGTATTATGGTGATGGAATTTCTGCTAAGAATATTCCAATGTCCGAAGTAGTGTTTATAACAGCACCATCAGATTTTACAAAAATTCATCGTGTTAATTTATCTAATTATGTTGAAAACTTAGAAAACTTGCAAAATAGTTATTTAAATGATATAGTTGAAGCAATGAAACTGTCGCCATTCGATACCAAAAAAATATACGAACCGTCAAACAACCTTATAGAGTTTTTTTGATATGAGCCCATTTGATTACATTAATGCAGTCAGTCACACAAAGACTGATATGATGAACGGAACAGAAAACGATGAACTAGCGGAAAAATCTTACAATGCTTTTATTGTAAATCGTGGACTTTCTTTATTTCCCGATAGCGTTCTATACGCCAATGAGATGAATTTCCACAACATTCTCGACAACAAACCTCAGTTTGCCTATTTACTAAATAGTCTCAGGCCTAGAAAACGCTATAGCAAATGGCTGAAAAATGAGTTGGGCGAGGACATTCGTATTATTTCAGAATTCTTTGGGTATAATAATTCAAAGGCTAAACAAATATCACACTTAATATCTCCCGATCAACTTCAAATTATGCGAGAAAAACTAGAAAAAGGTGGTTTGAAAACTAAGGAGAAAAAGAATGGCAATAGAAATTGAAGATTTACTTGAGGTCAAATTAAAAAATGAAGATGACTTTCTTAAAGTAAAAGAGACACTCACACGCATAGGTGTAGCATCACGTAAAGACAAAACATTGTATCAATCCTGTCACATCTTACATAAGAGGGGCAAGTATTACATTGTACACTTTAAAGAACTGTTTGCACTAGATGGAAAGAATACTGATTTTGAAGATAATGATTTAGGAAGAAGAAATGCAATTGCAAATCTTTTATCCGAATGGGGATTAGTAGAAGTCGTAAACAAAGATAAATCAAGTTTACCTATGGCACCTTTGTCGCAGATCAAGATTATCTCTTACAAAGAGAAAAACGAATGGGAACTTACCGCTAAATACAATATAGGTAAAAAGAGGGAAGCAAATTAAATGGAAGAACTAGTACAATCACTTAAAGTGGTTTTAGCAAACCACTATGCGTTTTATTTAAAAGCGCACTACTATCATTGGAATGTAACAGGACCTAACTTTCCGCAGTATCATGAATTTTTAGAGAATGTTTATACTGAAGTCTATGGTGTTGTTGATAAGATTGCAGAAGAAATTCGTGCATTGGATTCTTATGCACCAGGAAGTTTCAATCGTTTCATTCAACTATCACAGATTCAAGGTGACGAAAGCGTTCCGCCAGCAGAAATAATGATGCAAAATTTATTGGATGATATTCCAGTTATGTTTGCAAGCATTGAACGTGCATACGAACTTGCTGAACAAGTCCACGCACATCATCTAAGCAATTTTATGGCTGAACGACAAGATGCATTTGGTAAACACGCATGGATGATTAAAGCAACATTGAGGAAATAAATTATGAGTTGTGAGGTTATATCATTATTCCCTACGCCACTTTATATTTCTAAAATTGGCAAGGTAACTGAAGGCGAACTACAGCATGTTGCAAATTTAGAATATGAAGTAATGGAATCTAAAAATGGAGAATATTCTAAAGACAAATATATTCTTTCACGTCCAGCATTTTCTAGACTGAAAGATGAAATTGATACTCATGTTGGCATATATTGTCATGATGTTTTAAAAATTTCTAAAGATGTATTTTTCTATATGACAAATTCTTGGGTTGTAAAACACAATCCGGGAGATTGGGGACACAATCATATACACACGAATTCTTTAATAAGTGGTGTTGCATATTTACAAGTGAATGACACTAGTGGTTCATTGATATTTCATGCAGACATAAACAATTTATTATTTCCACCAACATTAGATTTAGAATTTACGGATACGAATTTATTGAATTTTAAAAAAATGGCCGTAGATCCAGAACCAAATATGATCACATTGTTTCCATCAAAACTTCAGCACTCTGTAGATGAGAATAAATCAAATAAAACTAGGTATTCTTTAGCATTTAATTATTTTATTAAAGGTCACATTGGTACAAAAGAATTTGAGTTACATTTACCATAACATGTAAACGAAAAGTACTTGACAAACGTTGTATATTATGAGATAATGTTATCTCTAAACAAAAAAGGGAACACCCATGAAATCATTTAAAGTATTAGTTGCAGTATCACTAACAACTCTTTCCCTAATTGCAGTTGCGGCTGACAAGCCAGCAGAGAAACCTGCTGTAGCAAAACCAGCGGCAACAGCAACAACAGCACCAGCAGAAAAGCCAGCCGAGGCTCCTAAGAAGAAAGTAAAAACTCCTAAGGACAAATCGGCTAAGAAAGACGCTGGAGAACCCGCTAAGAAATAATCTTAGCATTTTTTATCATTAATTGATGAGGTATTTAAAATGGCATTCGTAAAATCAAACAAAACACAAACCGAACTCTTGGTCTCTTACTTGCGTGGTAAAGGTCGTGGCATCTCTGCGGCACAAGCAAATGCAATGTTCGGTATCAAAAACCTTCGTGCCCGTATCAGCGATTTGCGCCAAGCAGGTTTCAAGGTTCGTAAAGACATGAACACAGAAGGCAATACAACATATTTTGTTTCACGCAGAATGGTTGGACAGGCTTAAGCCTTATAAATAAACGTATCTCAGGGATGGGAACGTTAATGGCTCTTCTACCTTAGGAGCGTCTAACGCTGGTACAACGTTATGGTACCCCTGTATTCAGTAAGCAGGATTAATGATATGCCTTCGGGATATCAAATTTTTTTAACTCGCTTAATAGGAGAAACTATGTTACAAAACATCAATAGTGCTATCGATACTTTTCAAAGCACAAAAACGCAATTCGTCAAAACATTCGTCAAGAATGAAGAACTTGCAAAACCCCTCAATACATTCATTGAAGCGCAAACATCTTACGCAAAGGCTGTCGCTGTAGAAGTCAATAAGTTTTATACAACTCTTGGACTATCTGCATACACATTTGATGCTAAGAAAGCATTTTCAAAATCTAAGTAAGAGGAGAATAATATGGGACACACACCAATTCCCGCTATCTTTGGCGCCGCAGGATTCAAAGACTTTGATAAATTCTTTGTTGGATTCGATGATCAATTCAATCGACTAGCAAAAATACATGATGATGTGACTAAGAATATTCCTAACTACCCACCTTACAACATTCGCAAGACTGGTGACAATACCTACGTCATTGAAATTGCTGTTGCTGGTTTTGGTAAACAAGAAATTGATATTACTTTTGAAGACAATAAACTTATTGTTGCTGGTAATACAAAAGATGATGGAGACAATTTCTTGTTCAAGGGTATTGCTAATCGTGCGTTCACTCGCACATTTGCACTTGATGATCAAATAGAAATTCAAGATGCCGCTTTGATTAATGGTATGTTGAAGATTGCTTTGGAACGAATCATTCCAGAACACAAGAAGCCTAAGAAGATTGAAGTTACGGATACTGAATCTAAAACTAAAAAATCTACTAAGCAATTTTTGACTGAGGACGATTTATGAAATCAGTAAAAAAATTCTTCATGGCATTACTTGAATCTATTCAAGAAATAAAAAAGCATAAAGCAGAACGTTTTAAATAAACACCATGGGGGCGCAATGCCCCCATTTTATTATAGGATATAAAATGGCAAATTTGAGAATTTTGAAATTGATTAGTGGTGAAGAGATTGTTGGTGATATTACTATCAGCGACAACAATGTTCGAATTGAAAACCCATGCGTTATTGGAATCGGAATGGGTCCAAACGGCAAAGCAACATTGCAAATGCAACCAATGCTAATCTTCTCGGAACAGAAGGTGGTAGAATTGCAACTTAGCCATGTTATTTACAACGTATCAGTTGCACAAGAGATTCAAAACAAGTATAATGAGATTTACGGCTCAGGTATTGTTATGCCTAAGAAACAATCTATTATTATTTAATGAAATTCTACACACACTTTTCCAAACTCGGTAACACTATTCTTGTTCGTGGTTACAACAACGGCAAGAGGTTCAGCGATAAGGTTGAATACAATCCAGTATTGTATTTGACTGCTGGTAATCGAGGCGCAGGATATAAAACACTAGATGGCCAAGCACTTGCTCCTGTTCAACAAGGCACAATGCGTGATGCTATGGATTTTGTAAAACGTTATGAAGACGTTGACAATTTTAAAATCTATGGCTCGACAAACTTTCCTTATGTGTATATCAATGAAGCGTTTCCTGGCAAAGTAGATTACGATCCATCTCAAATCAAAATTGCAAACATTGATATTGAGGTTGGTTCTGAAAATGGTTTTCCCGAACCTGCATCCGCAAGCGAACCAATTACTGCAATCACATTTAAAATAAATGGACACTTCTATGTGTTTGGTTGTGGTGACTTCAATAATAATCGTGATGATGTAACGTATTTCAAATGCAATGACGAAAACAATCTCATTATGCGTTTCCTCGACATGTGGGAAGAAACATCACCAGACATTGTGACTGGTTGGAATATTCAATTCTTTGATGTTCCATATCTGAACAATCGTATCACAAGACTCATGGGCGACAATACTGCAAAGCGTCTATCACCATTTCGTAGAATCGGTGAACGTACAACTACGATTCACAACAAACAACAAGTAGCATTCGACTTGGTGGGTATTGCTATTCTTGATTACATTGAACTGTACAAGAAGTTTACTTACTCACAGCAAGAAAGTTTTAGTCTTAATCACATTTCATACTTAGAACTTGGTGAGAAGAAGTTAGACTACTCTGAAGTTGAAAGTCTGCATCAACTATACAGAACAAACTTTCAAAAGTTTATTGAATATAACATCCATGACGTTGAACTTGTGGATCGCATTGATGCTAAGATGCAATTGATTGATATGGCACTTGCACTTGCATATGATGCTAAAGTTAATTACACCGATGTGTTCACGCAAGTACGCATGTGGGATACTTTGATTCACAATGAATTGATTGAACAAAAGATTGTCGTACCACAGAATGTTCGCACACCAAAAGATGAACAGTATGCTGGCGCTTATGTGAAGGATCCAATCATTGGTATGCACCAATGGGTTGTGTCGTTTGACTTGAACTCATTGTATCCACACTTAATTATGCAATACAATGTTTCACCCGAAACAATTGTTGAAGGCAAGCACACAAGCATCTCTATTGATAATTTGCTGAACAGCGAATATCAAGCACAAGGTGAATATTGCATGGCAGCCAATGGGCATTACTTCAAGCGTGACAAGCAAGGCTTCTTACCTGCTATGATGCAACGCATGTATGATGATCGATCACTATATAAAAAGAAAATGATTGAGGCTCAAAAGGCTTACGAAAAAGAAACTGATAAAGAACGTAAACGTGAAATAACAAATCAGATTTCAAAGTACAAGAACTTGCAACTTGCAAAGAAAGTACAATTGAATTCTGCTTATGGCGCACTTGGTAATCAATATTTTAGGTTCTTTGATATTCGCCAAGCAGAGGCAATCACTCTGTCTGGTCAACTTGCTATTCGCTGGATTGAAATGAAGTTGAATAGTTATCTAAACAAATTATTGAAAAGTGAGGGTGTTGATTATGTTATCGCCTCGGATACGGACTCTGTATACGTTAATCTTGGTCCGCTTGTTGATATGGTCTACGGATCGAAGAATCAAGCGCAAATTGAAAAGATCGTTGATTTTATCGACAAGGCTTGCACAGAAAAAATCGAGCCGTTCATTGACAAGTCATACCAAGAACTAGCAGATTACATGAATGCATTTGATCAGAAGATGCAGATGAAACGTGAAGTGATTGCCAACAAAGGTATTTGGACTGCAAAGAAGCGTTACATTCTAAATGTGTACGACTCTGAGGGTGTTCGATTCGCAGAACCAAAGTTAAAGATGATGGGCATTGAAGCAGTCAAGTCTTCCACACCAATGTCATGCCGTGATAAGATTAAAGAATCTTTGAAGATTGTGATGAATGGCAATGAACAAGACTTTCAATCTTTTGTGGGTGCATTCAAAAAAGAATTTAAAACTCTTCCATTTGAAGACATTGCATTTCCTAGAGGCGTGAGCGAATTGTCTAAATATAAGAGTGCATTAGAACTATACACAAAAGGCACACCAATTCATGTGCGTGGTGCAATCTTATTTAATTCTTTGCTAGAAAAAAACAAACTAACAAAGAAGTACCAATCTATTAAAGATGGTGACAAGACAAAATTCTGCTATATGAAAGTACCTAATCCTGTACAGGAAAATGTATTTTCTATTCTGACTGTATTACCAAAAGAATTTGATCTTGAAAAGTTCATAGACTTTGATACTCAATTCGAGAAAGCATATCTCGAACCATTGAGAGTGATTGTTGCTACAATGAATTGGAGTACAGAAAAGAAATCAACATTGGAAAGTTTCTTCACATGACAACTAAAATACCAGCAGAATATCTAGCATTCAGACAACAAGACGATTTTGGATTCAGCGCAATCGATGAATCAGATGTTAATCGTACAACAGATCCTAACACACTAGAAGATACTATTGTTGTTAGGGAAACAGTTACACAGTCTTCAGAATCAATTCAACGCATTGAAGATAAATTAGATGAAATGCTTTCACTATACAACTCAGGTAAACTTGGGTTAGATGCAGATCGTGAAAAGATGAAGACTGAAGTAACAGCAAATCTAAAATCACTTGAACAATTAATTATGCCACTATTAGTTAATCTAATGAAAAATCCCGAAAAGGAATATATCTATTGGCCTAATCGTACAGCAAAAATCCAAGAACAAATTGATAGGGTGCTTGCATTGACTAGAGGATGATATGAGATATGAAAATTTTTATGATCCAATTGCACATTTAGTAATTGATGATTTTTTTACTGAAGATGAATACAATGAAATTTTCAATCTTATGAATTCTTTAAAAGAATTTATGGCGATTGGAGTCTACATGGCGAACGATAAAGAAAAATTAAATATTATTGGAAAATATAACTTTAATATATTTTTAAATGCTTGGCCTGATAATGTTGCATGTCAAAGGATTAAAGAAATTATAGAGACAAAATTTTGGAGTTATGAGTTGAGAAAAACTTATTTGACTAATAAGGATAGTATGTTTCAGTATCATCATTACAGTAATTCAACTGAAATTATGGTGTCAAAATATCCAAAGAATGGCCATTACGATTGGCATAAAGATATCAATAGATCACTAACTGGCAACATTATGATATCGAATGATACAGTTGAAGGTGGTAACTTTTATTTGAAAAGTAATTCTGGACAAATAAAAGAAATTGAATTCAAAACAAACAGAGTGATTTTCTTTCCTGCCGAATGTCAGCATATGGTATCACCCGTCACAAATGATACCGAAAGATTTTCTATTCAATATTTCGCTCAATACAAAAGATTGACTTGAAATTGAATTTGTGATATAATATTTTTTTATGGAGATAATTATGAGTAATTTTTTTACAGATTTAGTTGACCAATTGAAAGATGAAGACACTAAAATTCTTGCAGACGGTGATGCATCGGCTGAATTTAGCGGAAGTATTGACACTGGTTCCTATGCTCTTAACGCATTGCTATCGGGCAGTATCTACGGTGGCGTACCAAACAACAAAGTAACAGCGTTTGCTGGTGAGTCTTCAACAGGTAAAACTTTCTTTGTGCTTGGTATTGTCAAACAATTCCTTGATGCAAATCCTGATGGTGGTGTTATTTACTTTGATACTGAAGCCGCAGTTACAAAGTCTATGATGGAAACAAGAGGGGTTGACACTAAACGTGTCGTTATCTCTGAACCAGATACGATTCAAAAGTTTCGTCATACTGCATTGCAAATCATCGAAAAGTATTCTACGCAACCAGAAGCAAAGCGTAAACCAATGATGATGGTTCTTGATTCACTTGGTCAGTTGTCTTCTACTAAAGAAATGGAAGATACTGCTGAAGGCAAAGAAACAAAAGACATGACTAAGAGTGCAATTCTCAAAGCAACGTTTCGTGTATTGAATTTGAAACTTGCTAAGATTGGTGTGCCTTTGATCGTAACGAATCACGTTTATGATGTTGTTGGTGCATACATTCCAATGAAAGAAATGTCTGGTGGTTCTGGCTTGAAGTACACAGCATCAACAATCGTTTTCTTATCTAAACGCAAAGACAAAGATGGTACTGAAGTTGTTGGTAATATCGTTCGTTGTAAGTTGCAGAAATCACGTTTGACTAAAGAGAACTCTCAAGTTGAAATTAAGATTACATATAGCACTGGCTTGGATCGTTATTATGGTTTGCTTGATATCGCAGAAAAGTATGGCATCATCAAGAAAGTCTCTACTCGCTACGAATTGTCTAATGGCGTAAAAGTGTTTGGTAAGAACATCAACGAAGAGCCAGAAAAGTATTTCACTAAAGATATCTTAGACCAGATTGACGAAGCATGTAAGAAAGAATTCTTGTATGGACAAGATAGTGCCGTTGAAGTAAGCGAAACCGAGTCGGAGATAATCAATGAAGATTGATCAGGACTACATTGTTACAGAGACAGATGTTCGATACAAAGAAAAAGATGTTATTGCAACGATCAAAATTACCACTGGCGAATTTAAAGATACCGAATTTCATTTTGGCGAAATTACATTTGCCGAAGAAGAAAATCCTGATGGGACGTATTCAATTAGTTTCAACTATGATATAATGAATGAAGAGAGTAAAA